AGAAATAAGCAACAATTATATAAGAACCACAGTTTCAAATGCTAATTTAGAATTACGTGCCAATGGAACTGGTATAGTTAATATACAAGATAGCGCAGTAGTTGATAATAATCTTACAGTAAGCGGATCTACATCATTACAAAATACCACAGTAACAGGAACTTTAAACAGTACAGATTTAGTTGCCAGTTCTATCACAGTAAGTTCTTCTGCAAATATTGACAGCATAGAAATTAATAATAACTATATTAGAACTACTAGTTCTAACGCTAATTTGGAATTACGTGCCAATGGAACCGGTATAGTTAATATACAAGATAGCGCAGTAGTTGATAATAATCTCACAGTTAACGGGACTACTTCGTTACAGAACACTAATATAACGGGTACTTTAAACAGTACAGATTTAGTTGCCAGTTCTATCACAGTAAGTTCTTCTGCAAATATTGACAGTATAGAAATTAATGACAACTACATTAGAACTACTAGTTCAAATGCTAATTTAGAATTACGTGCCAATGGAACTGGTATAGTTAATATACAAGATAGTGCGGTAGTTGATAATAATCTCACAGTTAACGGAACCACATCATTACAAAATACTACTGTAACAGGATCACTAAGTGCTACAAATCTAACTGTAAACAATCCAATTGTAGCAAGTACTTTTAATACCGGGGATATTCAAATATCTGGAAATGTTATTAGAACTACACAAAGTAATAGTAATTTAGAGTTAAGAGCCAATGGTACAGGTAGTGTAATTTTTGAAAATTTTAATGTTCAACAAAGTACAATTAGTAATATAGTTCCAGGACAAACTATTGATATAACTCCTAGCGGTACAGGTATCGTAAGAATTAACACTGATCAAGCATTAAGAATTCCTGTAGGAACAGATGCAGAACGACCAGTGTCGCCATTGTCGGGTATGATCAGATTCAATAGTACTATCAATGCTTATGAAGGTTACAATGGAACATATTGGATACCTTTTGGAGGTATTACTGATTTAAACAGGGATACTTATATTATTCCTGAATTAAGTCCAGGATCAAACGAAAACACATTATATTTTTATGCTGGCGGTTCTTTAGCAGCGACTCTTAATTCAACTGAATTTAATGTAAATAAGTTGTCAATCGATAATATTGAGATCGACGGCAATATTATTCGCACATCTTCATCGAATGCTAATCTAGAATTAAGACCTAATGGAACTGGCGCAGTAGTAATTGATGGGTTTAGAATTACTACTAATACTATAACTAATACTAATTCTGGTGCAGTAACAGAATTTAGGTCAACAGGTTCAGGATATTATCATATTGTAGGAACCAATGCAGTAGTTATTCCGTCCGGATTAATCTCAGAAAGACCTGGAAGCCCTCAATTAGGCATGATGAGATTTAATACTGAATTAGAATTAGTAGAAATATATAATGGTTTAACTTGGGGAACTGTAGCAGGAACTGGATCGGGTATTACTGCTGCAACAGCTCAAGATATTGCAGTATCCTCTGCACTCATTTTTGGATAATAACATGGCAACATTTTTTAGAACAAAAGTAGTTACAAATATTGGAACAACCGCAGTAGATGCGCTACAAACAGTTGATAATAATAGGTTTACTATTATTGGATGCAATTTAGCAAATACTACCATAGACGATGTATACATTGATATATTTGTAATAGATTCATCTAGCGTAGTAGGATATTATGTCAAAGGACTTAAAATTCCTGTTAATAGTAGTGTGAAAGTGATTACAAATGGAGAAAAACTTATTTTAGCAGAACAGTGCGGTCTAAGGATTGTAGCAGATACTGAATCCAGTGTTGATGCTGTGATAAGTTATGCAGAAATAGTATAAGGAAAATGATATGAGCAACTATTTTTTAGGTAATACACAAGAACAAGTTTTGGGAGATATTCCTAAGTTCTTTTACGCACTGCGTAGAGACACAGAAGGAAACTTGTATTTTGCTAGGGTAAATCAAATATCAGGTGAGCCTATTACGATTAATAACATAGGCGATGTAGATTCAAACTACGAAGATTTTACTTTTGGAACCAATTATTTTGACGGAATTGACGAAGATCATGAGCCCTTGAAAGAAAATTTAAAATACCCTCAATATAAATGGGAAGCACGTGATTTATATTACTATGTAAATGCAGAGGGAGAATTAGTTGTACGGATAAATCAAAAATACACATATTCTAACGGAGCATAAATATTGTAATTATTACTAATTTGAGACAAAAACATGGCTGAATTTCGATTAAGTAGATTTAAGTATAAGTGGAAAGGCAACTGGAGCGGCACTACCGCATATATCAAAGATGACATAGTCCATTACAATGGGTCTAGTTACGTTTGTATAGTAGCTCATACTTCTACCAATAACTTTTACGCAGAATATTTAAAACAAGACTTAGTTAATAACGTTCCAACACCTTATTGGGTTAAAATGACCGAAGGATATGTATGGACCGGAGACTGGGAATCGACCACTGCCTATAAAATAGGCGATATTGTTAAATTAAACGGCAATGTTTATATCTGTGTGACAAATCATACCAGCGGAGCGAACTTCAATCCGGCTGACGGTAACTGGGAAACATACGTAGATTCTACAAAGTTTAGACAAGATTGGACTCAAAATACAAATTATGAATTAAATGACATTGTACGATATGGCGGCACAGTATATCTTTGTATTAATAAACATACTTCTAGTAATAATGCTGCTGGTCTAGAAGCGAACCTTGCGAGTTGGGAAGTATACTATTCAGGGGTAGAATACAGAGGCGAATTCACAGGATATATAAAGTACAAAATAAATGATCTAGTTTTATATAAAGCAACTCTTTTAAGATGTACTACTGCATATACTTCCACTCACGTTTTTGACGAGACAAAATGGGCCATCGAACTTCCAGGACAACTATATCAAGGCGATTGGGATCCAGCAACTTATTACAGTGTAGGAAATATTGTTAAGTATGGAGGATATCTATATTATTCTCTTACTAATAATTTTAATGAACTACCTAATGCATCAATTTATGATTTATCACCAAGTGATACAGCATATTGGCAGATATTATATAAAGGTATTAATTTTGCAGGAACATGGAACGTTTCGAGTGAGTATAAAGCAGGTGATGTAGTACGGCGCGGCGGAAGTTTATATGTGGCGTTAATAGATACTACCTTAACCGAAGATGGTAGTAGTTTAGATTATTTGGATACTTCAAATTGGGAACTATTAACCACCGGATATAATTATGCAGGTAACTGGCTAGAAGTTACTCCTACAGGAGAGCCTGGAGAAATCTTAAGAACATACGGTGCTGGAGATATTGTAAGATTTATTGGTAATACTTACAGAGCATTAGTCGAACATGTTCCTTTATTAACTAATGCACCTAACACTCCGGCAGGCCCTACTTATTGGGAATTAGTATTAAAAGCAGGCCCTAATACAGGTTTACAAATCGAGGGCGATCTACTAACCTACGGCTTTGATCCGCTTGATTACGGGAACTATGATGCATTAAAACCTATTAATGTTGAGATAGGAACTCCAGGACAACTTTTAAATATTGGACTAGCCGAACTCGTTACCGAACCAGATCCTCCTCCACCAGTAGATGTAATTCTCGCATTAGAAAAAAAATTAGAATATAAAACATGGGGAGTTGTCAGCAGATTACGCCATGTAGGAACAGATGGTGTAGACGATGATACAGATCCAGAACGCGGCATTAGTCCGTTTAAACCTTGGAGAACTATAAGATTTGCTGCTAGTCGTCTAGATGATAATTTTAATGGAAATAGTACTATAAGTGTAGGAGTTGGCGTATACGAGGAAGTATTACCTATAGTTATACCAAAAAACACAGTGGTGCTTGGATCAGAATTAAGATCAACACTTGTAAGGGCTGCTGGTCCTGTAGCTGCTTTACAAGGAGATTATGTATATACTAGAATAGCTCTAAGTAGATTAATTGAAATTATTGAAAATGTTATTTTAGGAAATCCTATTACTAAAACTACCACAAATACTTTAGATCAAGTTTTAGTAGGACAAAAACCTGTACAAGTATCCTTTACTCCTCCACAGTACATCATTGAAACTGGTGAAGAAATATTTGATACAGATTTTATAGATGTTGTTGGAACAGGTCCTGCTGGTATTGCTGCTCTTACTTTGTTCGATCAAATTATAGAATATCTTGATTCATATATTGACGAAGATGGAGATCCTCCGGCATTTTACGGAAGTAATTCTTTAACTACAAACGAAGGATTTATTAATGCAACTTATATTTTAGATGCAAATAAAAATTTCCTTGCAGAGGAAGCAGTTGAATTTGTAAGAATAAATTATCCAGCATTTCAGTTTGATGGTGATGCCTGTAAACGTGATGTAAGAGAATATATTAGAGCAATAATGAGTGATCTGAAGTATTCTAGTAATTATAAATCGTTGATGGCCGCTAGATACTACAAAAACGCTGTATTAGGGTCATCGGGCGAAGACATGTTTTATTGTAGAGACGCTACAGGTGTAAGGAATATGACTTTAGCCGGCTTAGTTGGTACTATTACAGCACAGCCTGTGCGATACCAAGATACTGTTGGACCATCTTATATTAGTTTAGATCCAGGATGGGGTCCAGCTCATGAAGAATGTTGGATTATAAATCGCTCTCCTTATATACAAAGAGTTACAACACAAGGGTATGCTGCTGTAGGACAAAAAATTGACGGAGCATTGCACAACGGCGGCAATAAATCTATAACATCAAACGACTTTACACAGCTCATATCCGACGGTTACGGTGCTTGGGTAACTAACAACGGCCGCGCTGAATTAGTTTCCGTCTTTACTTATTATGCTAATGTAGGTTATCTTGCTACTAATGGCGGAATCATTAGAGCTACAAACGGTAACAACTCTTACGGTAATTTTGGTTCAGTAGCAGACGGTAGAGATAATACAGAAACTCCTATCTCCGGTACTTTAAATAATAGATTAAATGAAGCAACCATTGCTGGAAATATCGTTTCTCCTACCGGAGCTATCTTATTATTAGAATTTAATAATGCAGGACAGAGTTATACAAATGCAGCTCTTACACTTATTGGATCAGGTGCCGGTGCTAACGCTATATTTGAAGATTTTAGAGATAATGCTATATTTGATGTAAAACCTATTGACACTGAAGCAGACGATTTTTCAACGCTGAATCAAGTAATTAATCAAACAATTGGCGGTGCAGGTTATACTGAAACCCAAGGTAATGCTCAGCCGCATTCTACACCAGGAGGGGATGATACAGGAATTACTATTGCTGTTAATGACGACGGAACCGAAGCACAATATCTTGGTATGAGAATAATAGTTCTTAGTGGTCCAGGTGCTGGCCAGTACGGGTATATAACAGAATATAATACAACTAGTAAGGAAGTTCTAGTTTCAAGAGAATCAGATGATCAACCAGGATGGGATCATATTATACCAGGATATCCTCTTACATCATTTACCACAGGTACTACTTATAGAATCGAACCCCGTGTGATATTCTCAGATCCAGGATTTGAAAGTGAAGAAATAACTGTGCCTGTTACCGACGAATGGGGAGCTGTTATATACGGTGAAACATCAGGACAATATTTCAATATTCCTACACAATTTGGAACAGGTGAAGTAGAAACACAAGACGGATTGACTCCATTAGTAGCAACATTTGATGTTATCAAAACAGGAAGAACTTACTCGGCTACATTAAATGAAAGTGGTGCAGGATATGCAGTAGGAGATGTAATTTCTGCATCAGGTGCTTTATTAGACGGTGTAACATCTGAAAATAATTTAATAATCACAGTAACTGAAGTTTCAGACGATAGTACGAACTCAATCGTAGACTTTACAGTAAGCGGAGTAGCATCTAGCGGTGTATTCGTAGTATTTCCTCAAAACAGTGATCAAATTTTATATTCTTACGATGCAGAAAATTGGACCGCTTCTGTTTTACCGTCGTCCGGACAATGGACCAATGTTGCTGCCGGAGAAGGATTACTACCGGTAATAGCACCGACGTCGTCGGCAGTGCTATTTGTGGCAATAAAAGCTGACGCTGTAACTGTAAATGCAGCAGCATATTCTTATAACGGCATAGATTGGACAACGACTGCTATGCCAAGTATAGAAAGTTGGAGTGCAGTTACATATGGTGATGGTAAATTTGTAGCAGTAGCACAAGGAACATCAAATGCAGCATATTCTGAAAACGGTATAGACTGGGATTCTTCTACGATCGTTAGTCTAGACTCATCAGACCATGTTTGGGTAGATATTACTTACGGTGCCGGACAATTCGTCGCTATTGCTAACAGTATAGATGCAGTAGCATATTCAGATGACGGAATAACGTGGGCAGGAACTGATATAAGCATTTCTACAACCAGTAATGATTGGGTTGGTATTGCTTACGGCAACGGTAAATTCGTAGCAGTGGCTAGTAACGGAAAAACTGCATATGGATTTAATCCAACATTTTGGTTCGATGGAGTTCAGATACTAGATGCTCAGCTAAATCCGGTGAAAATTAAATCTATTAAGTATGCACAAGGAGTTTTTCTAGCTATCGGTACTACCCAAGCAGGATCTGCAACAGAGAAAATATTTAAATCAGAAAACGGTGTGCAATGGGTTGAAGAAACATTAACTTCTAGTTTACCTTGGAATAATATCGGATTTGGTAATCCTGATCTTTCTCCAGTGACATCATCGTTAGGTATTAATACTCCAATATGGGTAGCAGTGGGCGGAACAACTAACAGAATTAGTAAAATAAGAGCAGGTAAAAGAGCTTTAGGACGTTGTTTAATTGGTGGTGGTAGAGTTTCGTCTATTAAAATTTGGGATCCGGGCTCTGCATATACTACAACTCCTACAGTAACTTTAATATCACCTAGCCTTTCAGAACCAGCAGTGTTTACAATAAGAACTTCAGACGGAGTTCTCGCTAATCCAAGCTGGAGTAATAGAGGAATTGGCTATCTTTCTAACACACTTACTGCTACAATTACAGGTGACGGCGTCGCAGATGTTGTTCCTGTAGGAAAAAATATTTCAATCAGCAGATTAGAAAGATTACCTATATTAGGTGCTCAAATTGAATTTGTGGGTGACGATACAATTTACACTATTGTAACACGTACACAATTAAGCGAGGATTTCAGCGGTGTCACTGCTAGATTCCGTATTAGCCCAGAATTACGTGTAAGAGATGCATTCTTCCATGACCAGCCTGTATTAATTAGAGAAAGAGTCAGCCAAATACGACTAACTGGACACGATTTCTTGGATATAGGCACTGGCAATTTTGAACAGACAAATTATCCTGAAATATACTCAACAGGATTGTTTACTCCTGATCCAGAAAATGAAATTGATTATCTAAATGGTGGTGTTGTTTTCTATACATCCACCGACCAACTGGGTAACTTTAGAGTAGGAGAGTTATTCCAGGTAGAACAGGCCACTGGTATTGTAACATTAAGTGCAGACTTTTTTGATTTAGCAGGTCTTAGTGAATTACGATTAGGCGGCATTAGAATTGGAGGAACAGGCGCAATTATTCGAGAGTTCTCAACAGATGTATTGTTCTCAGCAGATTCGAATAGTGTGGTTCCTACTCAACGTGCTATAGCTAGATATCTTTCAGGCAGATTAACAGTGGGCGGATCAGAAATCGCTACGTCAAGTTTTATTGCGGGAACAGTGTCAGTAGGACCGCAACTAATTACAAATACAGCAAATTTAAATATTGTAATTCCAGTTCAAGCCAACTTTACACCAACATCAATAGTTGCAGGAACAATTATCGCACAAACGTTCTTTTATTCGTCCTTTAGAGAACGTTCAGATTTTTAAGAAATAAATACAACAATCGGAGCATAGAATGGCAGAATTTAACCTTGGTAGAATTAGATTTGTATGGAAAGACACCTGGAATGCAGGCACTGTTTACTACAAAGACGATGTTGTAAGATACGGCGGTAAAACCTATATATGTATGGTTAATCATACATCGAATGCGTCATTTGATGTTGATTTGACATTTACACCTTCTAAGTGGAATGTAATGTCCAACGGCCAAGATTGGAGAAGTGGTTGGACCACTGGTACTGTATATAAAATTGGAGATATAGTAAAATATGGCGGTAATCTTTATATTGCCAACTTAGGCCATACATCAGCTGCTACTAGTACATTAGGACTAGAAGCAGATTTAAACAAATGGGATTTATTTGGAGAAGGATTTGACTGGAAAAATGAGTGGACAACATCGACTCGTTATAAGATCAATGACGTAGTAAAATACGGCGGCTACACATATGTAGCTAATGTAGGCCATACATCGGCTGCAACTGTTTCGTTAGGATTAGAAGCAGATCAATCAAAGTGGGATGAATTTAATCAAGGATTAGAGTATAAGACAGCTTGGCTAACTTCAGTTAGATATAAAGTAAATGATGTAGTAAAGTACGGCGGCGGGTTATATATTTGCGTATCAGATCATACTTCTACTACTTTCGAATCAGACGAATCAAATTGGGAAACTTTTACCAACGGTTTACAATATCAAGACGAATGGAGTAATCTAACTTTATATCAAATCGGAGATATAGTACGCTACGGCGGAAATCAATATGTGGCACTAACTAATCATACCGGTTTAGTGCCTACTACTGCTACATCGGACTGGAGGTTATTCGCCGAAGGTTTAAATTGGTCAAGTGACTGGGTAATTACACAAGATTATAGAATTGGAGATGTAGTTCGTGTTAACGGATATACATATTTGGCGATTGCCGATTCTCCTTCTACACAAGTTACTGTTTCTGCTACAAACGCAGGTACAAGAATATTTACAGCTAATACAACAGAAGGACTTGTGTCAGGAATGGCTGTTAAATTTACTGGTACAACATTCGGTAATGTGTTCACAAATGCAACTTATTATATCGATACAGTAGAGGAAGTAGACGAGTTTACAATTAACGATGACCAAGACGGTTCAGAATTTACTCCAACTACTGCGTCAGGCCTAATGACAGCAACAGTTGCAGCGCATCCTACTAACACATCATATTTTGCAAGACTAAACAGCGGTATAAGTTGGCAAGGTACATGGCAAGACGACCGGGAGTATGAAGTCGGCGATGCAGTACAGTTCGGAACTAATTCTTATCTTTGTATTAAAAAACATAGATCAGAAGCAGACGACGGTTCGTCGATTATTAATACCGGTGGCGGCGCAGCACTGAGTCGCCCGGACCAAGACATATCAGGTACTTATTGGAACGTTATTGCAGTAGGTACAGAAACAGAAGTATTAACCCGTGGCGGCGACTTAGTTTACTATAGTGAAGGCGTTGGGCCAGCACGACTACCTATCGGAACAGAAGGACAAATATTACGTGTAAGCGATGCTGGATTCCCAGAGTGGGCAACTTTAGGTCAATCAGATTTTACCTATTATGTCAACAGTGCTACAGGAACAGATCTTCCTGCTCCAACACACGGAGTTACTTTAGATAAACCATTCAAAACTATTAGATATGCAGCAGAACAAGTCTTAAACGGTGCTCGTTATCCAAATGCTCGACAGCTAATCGAAATTAACAGAGCGTTTATTCAAAGAGAAGTAACAGCATGGATTCGTTACCAGATTGATAATGCAACAATTTCAAGTATTTGGTATAATTTCACTTATGAAACTGCTAAATGCGAAAGAGATGTTGGATTTATTATAGATAGAACAGTATATGATCTAACACATGGTGGCAATTTAAAGATTCGTGCAGCAGCTCAAACATTCTTGAATGCACTAGATGACGGACCTTTTTCAACAGCAGAAGAAAACAATGGTACCGGCCCATATAATAACTTAGCAGCAGAAGGACAACAATCAGCAGCAGCATATAATTATATGCTTGAAGTTATAGAAGCAGTATTGAATCAAACACCGCCTGCAACATTATATCAAAATGTAGGAGATGATTCGACTGCAATTGCTCCACAAAATTTTGTAAGCACTATTGTAAGTGCAGAACCTGGTGCTTTACCAATCGTTCAAGAACTAGTCGGAGTTATTACAACTGTATTAGTATCTGGGGACACTGCGGATATTCCAGAAAGAGTAGTTCCAAATAATTTAATTAGAGCAGCTACAGGAAGATATAGAGAAACACTTCCTATAATTGTACCAGCAGGAACATGTATTCAAGGCGACGAATTACGTTCGACGAATGCAGGACCTGCAGGAAGTCTAGTCAATCTAGAAGATTCTTATTACAGTATAAGAACACTTGACCGTTTAAGTACTGTTATTGGTCAATTAGTAGTAGGAACAAATGTTACACCAACATCTGGTAATACTATTCCACAAGTAGATCAATATCCATATGGTGACACAGCAGAAGCAACTGTATTAACTGATCTTGTACAGATGATGAGAAATCAAATTGATTTTTCTCTTAATACAATGTATACAGCTACACTCACAGATCCTGTTGGGTACAATTCTTCATATCTTGTAGGCTACGGTGATGCTAGAAAATTAATACAATATAATAAAAAATGGCTGCAAGAAGAAGTAATTTCATACCTTGCTGCTAACTATCCAACTCTAGCATATGGAAAAACAGATACCAGACGTGACACTGGTTACTTAATTGATGCTATCATTTATGATTTAACTTATGGCGGTAACGCTATGAGTGTAAAAGCAGGTTTAGCATATTGGGACGGCGACGATAATTCTGGTCCTCAGATTCCAACATCAATTAGAGTAGCGACTCTTGCATCTATAAACTTTTTAAAAGAAAGGATGCAAAGTTTATCTACCAACGACACTATTACTCCGTTGCAAACAGCCATAAGTAGATATACTGGTACAGCAGGATCAGTAGCCGCACGTACCTTTATTGGTGCTAACATGGATGTTATAATTGAATTAGTAACCGACGGTCCTGAAAATGCTGTTTACACATTAACTGATCCGTCTGCAACCAATGGTGTAACATCAACTACTGCATTAATATCTGCTTATTCGACATTAAACAGTGCAGTAGAAACAATTAAAGACAATACCATTGATTATATCAATACGAATTTTGGTTCCTTTACTTATAATAGTAGTCTTTGCAGAAGAGATGCAGGATTTTTAGTAGATGCTGGTTATTATGATGTAGCATTCGGATCAAATTTCTGGGCAGTACAAAACGGTATTTCTTATTATAGACAACAGTCAGCAGTTGTTATTACCGGACAGTTACAACAAGAGTTAGGATCTGTTAATTTTATTAAATCAGAAATTAATACATTATTGACAAGCTACTCAACAGCTAGAACAAGAAGCCATAATACATATAACGAAATTCTTGATATTCTAGAAAACGGTGTAGGAAACGCAGATGCATTAGTGTTTACAAATACAGGAACTGCTAATTTTACTAATGCTAGACAACAATTACAAACTAACAGAGCATTTATTATCACTGAAATCAGTGACTGGTTAAACACTAATTATAATTCGGTATGGGTCGGGTTAGGACCAGAAGGGCAAGCAAAATGTCAGCGCGATATAGGATATAGCATCGATGCACTGTCATACGATGTTAACTATGGAGGAAACCTGGCAACTAGAAATATTGCTAGAAGCTTATTCAATAATATAACTGGTGTATCAGTTTATCCTGTAGGCCAACAAGCAGCATCAGCAGCAATGTATACCCAAATTGGTGTAGTTTGTGCAGACATTGTACAAGAATTATACCCAGGACAGAACACTAGTGGCACAGCAGCTACCGCAACAGAAGGCGGTAGAATGACAACTCTTGCAGGTAATATCGAAAATGTTATCACCGCAAATAGTTTAAGTGGATTAGTTGCAGAAAGTGCTCCTAGTATTACATGGGCTGCTGCTGATATTCAAGCGGCAGCAGGTATAATTGCTTCTAATAAAACAGACATTGTTAAAGGAACTTTACAGTTTATTACAAACACTTATAGTAGCTTAGTTTATGATCATGCTAAATGCTCTAGAGATGTTGGTATAATATTAAAAGCAGTTGGATATGATTTCATGTTCAACAGTAACTATCAGTCTATTAAAGCTGCTCATTCGTATTTGAGACTAACTGCAACTGAAGTTTATACTTTAAATCAAAAAGCAGCTACAAGAGCAGCACTAGAATATGTACGAACTCAAGCAATTGCAAATGTCTCATCAAACGCGACTGCTATTACTAGAATTAATGTATTGATGCCCTTAATTAATAATATTATTTTTAGTGCATCGAATGAAGGATCTGTTTGCCAAACAGAAGAAAGAAACAGATATTATGCTGAACTTTTATTAGAACTCAATAGAGAGTTTTTAGTTGCAGAAGCCACAGCATACATTGACGTGACATTCAGTGATACAGCTACAGCCTCAGACACTGTCGACGATTCGTTTACTATTTCAAGCACTTCTTGGTTAACTAGAAACGCTGGGATTAAATTTACAGGAACAGTATTTGGAGGGATTACAGCAGGTAGAATATATTATGTTCGAGACATTATTAGTTCAACTAAGTTCTCGGTATCAGAATCAAGATTTGGTGCCATTTTTAATTTAAATTCATCGTCAGGAAGCATGAGTGTGTCGCTGGCATATGATAGTGCATTATGTTTAAGAGATGTGAATACTTACATCGATGCATTAAAATATGATTTAAGATATCCAGGTAATTATAGATCTCGTTATGCAGCAAGGTATTATATAAATGCAGTTACAGGCAGTTTAGAAGAAGATATGTTCTATCTAAGAGATGCTACTGGTTTAAGAGACATGACTCTTGATGGATTATTCGGAGACTTAACACCGCCTAATGCATACGGAACAAGTAGAGTAACTGCTGGTGCATATGCAAGCTTAGATCCAGGTTGGGGTCCAGCCGACTTTACAACATGGATTATTAGCCGTTCTCCTTATGTACAAGGGTTAACTACATTTGGTAATGCTGCTATCGGACAAAAAATCGACGGAGCATTGCACAACGGAGGAAACGATTCTATAACGTCTAACGACTTTACTCAAGTCATTAGCGATGGTATTGGTGCGTGGGTAACTAACAACGGTCGTGCTGAATTAGTTTCAGTATTCACTTATTATTCTCATATTGGATACTTGTCAGAAAACGGTGGCCGTATTAGAGGTACTAACGGTAACAATTCTTATGGTTCTTTTGGTGCTATAGCAGAAGGTGTAGATTTAACAGAAACACCTAATACTGCTATTGTAGATAATATCACTAGATTTAGTCCAGAACTGTTTCAAATTTTAACAGACGGATCTTCATTGTTACGTGCAGAATATCTCAATGCTGGTATCGATCATACTACTGCAACTTGGACAATTACTGGTGGTGGTTCCAACGGAGCTGCTGTTCAGGATGAGTTCAGAGATGACGGTGTATATCAAGTACGATTAATAGAAGGCGAAGCAGAATCAGAGCAATTTGGAGGTCTAGGTTACGTAACTTTTTCTAGTACAGCACAGGTTGGAGATTCAACTTCGATAACACTTGCAGCAACAGATGGTAGCCCAGATGATCAGTATGTTGGGATGACTGTTTTATTAACTGGAGGAACTGGTGCAGGCCAAATTGGAAGAATCACAGCATACTCTTCTGGTACTAAGATAGCTACTGTAGAAAAGTTTAGCACTGGTGCAGCTGGCTGGGATCATGTTGTTCCTGGGACTGCTATTGTGTCTCCGGATGCATCTACAACTTATACTATTGAACCAACTGTAGAATTTAGTTCACCAGGATTTACTACTACTGTATCAACAAGTATTGCATCTTCACAATGGACAGATGCAGTGTTCGGACAAACTACAGGCACTTATATTAATGTAACTGGAACGTACAGCGGTGACGGTAATGTAACACCTGCTACTTTTAATGTAATCAGAAACGGTTGGAAGTATATAGTAACAGGAGTAACTGGCGGCAGCGGCTATGAGCGTCTTCAAACTATCACTATAGCAGGAACAGATTTAGGCGGTGCAAGTCCTGCGAACGATATTGTAATTACTATTACAAGCGTAGATCCGATAACCGGAGAATTATTATTACAAGACGAAGAACTCAATCCAGCGGTGCCATTTGATTTTGTAGGTACAGGATTCAGCGGAAGATATGTTGCTATACGAACAGCAGCTTCGGGTGCATATAGTAACGATGGTATAACATGGACTAGTATGTCTATGCCAAGTAACCAATCTTGGACTTCAGTAGCAGCGGCACAAGTAGACGATGTTTCTTCTATTCAAAACACCGGAATATTTGTAGCAGTAGCATCCGGAACAAATCAAGCAGCATATTCAGAAGATGGCATAAATTGGGATGCAACCACAATGCCAGAATCAGCTGACTGGATCAGTGTTACATACGGAAACGGCCGCTGGGTAGCAATTGCATTGGATACGACTACAGTCGCAGTGTCCTTAGACGGAATCACTTGGGATATAACCGGTACATTGGCTACTACCGGTTACAATGCTATAACTTATGGAAAAGGATTATTTGTAGCTGTAAGAAGCGGAACTACAGTAGCAGCTTCGAGCACTGACGGAGAAACCTGGGCAACAAGAGTGTTGCCAGCAGCATCAACATGGACGACGGTGACATATGGTAATAATAAGTTTGTTGCCTTAGCTAGTAATTCAAACGATGGTGCTTACAGCTTAAACGGAACAACATGGAGCTCGATGACTACTACATCGCCAGATGGTAGTTCTGTGGCCGGTTACGAAAAAGTCAGTTATGGCCAAGGATTATTTATGGCCACGGTATATAATTCAGCAGTTGAAGATTATTCTTTCGTAGTTACTAGCGAAGACGGTATAGTTTGGACTGCTAGAGGTCTTCCAGGACCTAGTGCAGCAGTCGTCGCTGGATATAATGCACTTGCTTTTGGAACTCCAGACCGTAACGGGTACTGGGCAGTTCTAAGTGAGCAAGTTAGTTCACATACTGTGCGTGTTAGAACTGGAGCGACTGCAAAAGGCAGAGCGTCTGTAGCAGACGAAAAAGTGTTCCAGATTATTATTACTGAGCCAGGGTCAGGTTATGATACTGTGCCTACTATGACTGTAACAGATCCTAGTGTAATTTATGATGTTCCGCACACAGTAAGAGTAGGCAGCGGAGTATTAGCCAATCCTACCTTTACAAATAGAGGATCGTCGTATGTTACAGGATCGGCTAATCTATCAGGCCTTGACGGTTTCGCTGATAATTATCAAGCAACCGGTGTCATTGCGATTAGAAGATTAACACAAAGACCTGTAGCTGGTTCAAACATTGTATTCTCGCACTTACCAGATAGAGTGTTTAAGCTAGTCAATGTGTTGACATTCTTGGGAGAAATTGACGGATCTTATAAGGCGTTCTTCCAAATAAGTCCGACATTCTCTATAGATGAAGCACCAGAAAACGGTGTAAGTTTAGAAACAAGGATTCGATATTCGCAAGTTCGATTAACAGGACACGATTTCTTAGATATTGGCACCGGCGGATTTACTAGTAGCAACTACCCAGGAACACCTTTAATAGCACCAGACCCGGCAGACGAAGTTGTTGAAAACGGCGGTGGAAGAGTATTCTTTACAAGTACAGACCAGGACGGAAACTTTAGAGTAGGTAATTTGTTTGCAGTTGAACAAAGCACTGGTATTGCAACACTAAATGCGGATGCATTTAACATTTCGGGCTTGAATGAACTTAATTTGGGTAACGTAACATTAGGCGGCGGATCTGCAACAATTACTGAATTCAGTACAGATCCATTCTTTAGTGCAGACTCAGATAATGTAGTACCAACACAACGTGCTATTAAGGCATATATTGCATCACAAATTGGTGGAGGTGGTGCAGCGTTAAATGTAAATAGTGTAACAGCAGGTAGCATATTGATTAATAGTAATCAAATTACAACTATTACTAGCGGCGCGATACAAATGAATGCAACTTTCGATTTCCGCGGCGGCATTATCGGAGTTCCAATCGCATTAAATTACTTTTTAATATAAGTATACAACATGGAGAAATAAAATGGCATCAGGAAGATTAGGGGCACAAAATTTAACAACTACAAGTAATGTAGTGTTATATACTTGCCCAACAACAACATTTACGGTAGCTACAGTAAACTTAGTTAATAGAAACAGCACCGAGATTAGGGCAAGAATAGCTATATCAGCTTTAGATGCACCTACAGATGCAGAATGGATAGAATATGATGTTCTATTACAAGCAAACGGTGTGGTTGAAAGAACTGGTCTTGTTTTAGATGCAGGTAAAAGAATTGTAGTTAGAACCAATACAAGCGGAGTTTCCGCTGTGGCATTTGGTATCGAAACTACAACATTAGCTTAAGGAATAATAAAAATGTCAAGACGAGTAACAGCGGGTATTCTACCAACCGGTTTTGGAGATTTATCTATTAATGGTAGTGTTCTAACAGTTGGTGGAACCAACAACAGCATTACTATAACTCCAGTCGGTACAGGGATAACACGATCTTCTAAAGATTTTCAAATAGAGGCAGGATCGAGACTTAGATTAGCCGATAACGACTCTACAAATTGGGTAGGATTTAAAGCCCCTGCTACTGTTTCGACTAATGTTACATGGACATTACCTTCTGCTGACGGTTCCGATAACACATTTTTGTCAACTGATGGAGCCGGTAATTTATCCTGGATTTCAGCGAACTTAGGAGTACAAGATCAAACGTCTTCTACAAGTGTACATTATCCATTGTTTACGGAAGTAACAACAAATACAACCTCTGAGACACTTTATCGTGCATCGACTAAGTTATCATTCATACCAAGTAGCGGTATATTTTCTGCTTCTGGAGTTTCTGTAACAGCTAGTACTGCGTCAAGCGGGACAGGTTCTGGTGCTCTTATAGTTACCGGAGGCGCAGGCATTGGAGGACAGCTTAGTGCTAATACACTTAACAGCGGAAACTCTCAAATTACTTCATTAGGTGTAGGCACTGCTGCATCAGGTACATCTGGAGAAGTACGTGCAACGAACAACGTAGTAGCGTATTTTTCATCGGACGCCAAATTTAAAGAAAATATTAGAGATATTCCAAATGCACTAGATAAAGTTTGCAGTATTGGCGGAAAATTATTTTCTTGGACAGACGAATATGTAGAATCTAAAGGCGGTGCTGACGGATATTTTATTCTAAAAGACGATTACGGTGTAATAGCTCAGGATGTGTTATCCGCATTTCCAGAAGCTGTAAGAAAACGTGATGACGACAGTTTGGCTGTTGATTATGCTAAACTAAGTGCCTTAGCTTTTGCTGCAATAGCTGAATTGAAAAAAGAAATAGATGTATTGAAAGGCAACTGATGAACGGAAATAACAAAGCACTTTCGGCAAAGATAACAAATCTTCTTCCAAAAGAATTTTGTCAATTTTACACACACGTTTTAATGATGCAAAGTTTAAAACCAAAAAAACATGATCCTCAGGTTCCGGATTGTTTAGCTAGGTTAGATCATGAAATAATGTTCGATACTGTGTTAGAAAGATTATGGCCTACTATGGAATCAATCGTCGGCGAAGAGCTCTTACCAACGTATGCATTTTCTAGATTATACACTAATGGAAATATACTAGAAAAACATATAGATAGGCCAGCGTGTGAAGTAAGTGTAACCATACAATTAGGTCGGTCTCATCACTACTCATGGCCAATTTATGTTGGTAATGATCGTTATGATTTAGCAGAAGGCGACGGAGTTTTGTATCATGGCTGCGATGTAGAACATTGGAGGGAAAAATGTGATGGTCCTCCAGGATATTATTCAGGACAATTATTTTTACATTATGTAAGAAAAAATGGAGAACATTCTAATCATGCTGGAGATGCTATGAATAGACGACCTCCGGCTTTTATGAAAAATCGAACTTATCTAATGGAGAGTAAATGATTTACGCAATACCTCCAAGAAATCCAAAAGGAAAAGATTTAGTTGCATACTGGGATGATTTTCTCAAACCAGAACATATCGATCTTATCTTGCAAATGCCTGAATGGAATAATTTAGCAGATGGTGTTGTTGGTGGTCAGAATGATCCCAATACAGCAGCAAATAGACCAGAAATAAGAACGAGTCAAATTGCATGGATGCATCTAAATGAAAGTAATGCAGGATTATGGGATGTTATTTCTAAAGTAGTTGCAGAAGTAAATAGCCAGTTTTTTCAATTTGATTTAACTGGAATGTATGAGCCTATGCAGCTATCTTTATATGATTCAGAAAAGATTAATCAAGGACACTATACGTGGCATACAGATATGTCTATGATGGATAGGCATGTTCCAAGAAAACTCAGTATGTCATTGTTGTTAAGTGATCCTTCAGAGTTTGAAGGTGGAGAGTTTGAAGTAAAAACCGATAGCGACATTCCGATTAATTTAGAACAAAAAAGAGGAAGAGCATGGTTTTTTCCAAGCTGGGCACTACATCGTGTTACTCCTGTGACAAAGGGTGTACGTAAATCATTAGTATTATGGGTGGGCGGACCACCTTTTAAGTAATTGAGGAGCAAATAAAATGGCATTACCAGGACCAGGACCATCGTTATCGATGGATCAGATTGGAGTAGAATTCGGAGACTCTAGACCCCACGCCCTAAACGAATTTTATAGGGGAGGACCGTTAGTTAGCAATTATCCAGCAAACGCCGGAGTTCCTACAGCAAATCAAATAGCGATTGGTAATTTTTACGGAACTAATAATCGAAACGTAATCAGTGTCACAATTACTGGCAGTACTTCAAATTATAATGCATGGGATAATAGACAGCCAACTTATTTTCCAGGAAAAACAGATATAACATTTACTATAAATCCAGGAGTAATTATAAGTAGTGGCAGCACTGCGGCAGCATTCACAGTTCCGAACCAATTTAATGCTAGCGATACTGTAAGAATCGTTAATAACGGAACAATTCTCGGACGAGGCGGTGACGGAGGCCCAGGCGGTGATGGCAATCCAGGCGGCGTAGGTAATGGCAATACTGGAGGTGGCGGCTCAACTGCTTTACAAATTTCTCGTCCGACAACTATAACTAATAATGGAAACCTGTGGGGCGGAGGAGGAGGAGGCGGCGGAGGCGGAGGCGCTAGAGTAAACTCTTCGTTCTTTGGAGGCGACGGTTCATATACCTTTCCATCTTTCACCAATGGCGGATGTTCTGGTGGTGGTGGCGGCGGCGGCGGCCGAGGAATATCTAACGGGGGTGCAGGCGGCGGCGCCTTTGGCCCGTTCAACGTTTCTGGAGGAAGCCCAGGCGGCGCAGGCTCCGTTCCTACGAATGGCGGTGGCGGAGGCGGAGGATCAACCACAGGTGCTGGCGGTACAGCCACCGGCGGTGGCGGAGGTGCTGGCGGTGGAGCCGGTGCTAACGGCGGTGGCGGACAAAATACACTTTCGTCCAACAACTTTTCAGCTGGTGGTGGTGCTGGCGGCGCAGGAGCATACATAGTAGGGAATCCGTTTGCTACTTTCCCTGCTACCGGCTCAAGACTTGGAAATGTAGGTTAAGGAGAAAGCATGTCATTAATCAAAATGAAAATTTTAAAATATGAAGAAGAAAGTAATTCTTTAATTGTAGTATTTGCGTCAGAAAATTCTCAAAAATCTATTGATGAATATCCTATTGCCGCATTTCAGCCAACTATGTTTGATACTCAAGATCCAGCAAAAGTGATAGAACATATTGCAAGAGCAGGTATATCTGTTACACAAAAACAAGATAAAGACGAACAATTTAAAAATAATCCAGATTTGGCAAAAAAATACCAAGAATACATAGGAAAAGAGTTAGTATTTGACGTTGATACGTTGTTACAAACAGCAGATCAAATAGTAGAACATAGAGTAGAATATGCATCTATAGTAGATGAAATTCTAGAAGAAATTGTTATTGACAATATCGATGATACGCAAAAGAAATCAGATTGATAATATTCGAGTAGAGCGTATATGTTTATTTTCACAAGAATCATTAGAAATTAATGCTTTAAATATCGATGATATAGACGAAGGAGAATTATCCTGGATTTATATTTTAGAAGGTGAGTTGTTTATAGAAAGTGCAAAATCTAAAAATTTAACAAGTTTTGTAACTAATAATAAATTAAACGATCTTAGAGCGTTTTCGGAAGGATTTATTAAGATAACCGCTGGTATTACTGGGTGTGCTTGCTTATTAATATTTTCTTCAAAATGTTGTTGCTCAGTAAAAAATTTAAAAGATACAAATATTATCTCTTCGGATACATCAATTTCGTATATTCTGCCTCTGGTCAAAAATTTAGAATTTACAAATTCAGACAAGCCATTAAGCACTAAAAATATAGTAATTCTACCAAAAGGAAAATCAGTCAAGTTTAAAAATCTTGACAATAATTCTCATCACATTCTATTGATAAACACTTAAGAATAAATATCTTGGATTTTTAACTTAAATTTATTATGAAACTATCAAAAAAACATGCTAGAGATTTCACTGTTTCTTTTATACATGGAACAGCAAACACAGTAACAGGATATTTAAATTCTGGAGAAAGACAGGAAATACAATGGTTATACTTATTAGCAGGTAATGTTAAAATAGAATATACAATGAATGGGTATGAAGGAAATTATGATATTTTTGTAGACGTTTTAGCAGACCTTAGACCAATTAAAGGAATTGATACCAAGTGGACAGCCGGCGCCGAAGATTTTTATGCAGTTACATTTGCAGCGAGTGACGAGAGCATATATGAAGCAGATATAATAACTGTAACAACAGAAAAAAAATTAGACATAGACGACAACGAAAAAATAATTATACCTTTGATTCCAGGAATAACAATAAATGATATCTCTATAAATCAATTATCATCGACAAGAATTGCGGCAGGAAACTCTGTAAAAATAAATGCAACATATGCCGATTCTCCTATTTTTTGTTTTTACAAAAAATGATAAAAAAATATTTCAGAACACAAGGTGTGTTCCATATCACAAATGTTTGTAATTTGACGTGTAATAATTGTGATGTATATAGTAACAGAAATTTTAAAAATCATTTTTATTGGAAAGATCACGCAGACATGTATATCGAATGGTCAAAAAAAATTCGATTAAATGAAGTTAACATCTTTGGCGGCGAACCATATACTAATCCTGATTTAATGACATGGGTTGAATCATTAAAAACACATTTTAAAGATGTAGAAAATTTTAATATAAGCACAAATGGCACATACTTAAAACACAATATAGATTTATCAAGAGAAATTATAAAACAAGGATTCTGGTTAGATATTAGTATTCACGATCCGTCATTTAGAAATGAGATAGAAGAAACTTTAGAAAATATTTTATCAGTTTTTAACTTTAAAAAATATAAAACAAATACAACGATAATCTTTGAAGCGAACGGTAAAAAGATAGCAAGAATTTGGGAAGCCACTGTATTCCGCTCAAATTCTATGTATAAAATAGAAAATAAAACAACATTTTTTAGAAGAAGTGACCCTGTTAAAGCACATACATATTGCATGAGTACATGCGTTCCTAACGTAGTTTTTCACAAAGGAAAAATATATAAATGTAGTTTTACTGCTATTTCTAAAGACTTAATGTCACAATTTAAAATCGAAACACGCGGTATTAATTTGCTAAAAAAATATAATTCTGCAGATCCTTTTGATACAACAGAAAATCTAGACAGATTTTTTAGGGAGTTAGACAATCATATCGATGCTTGTCAACTTTGTCCAGAAAAAGAAATAATAGTACCGATATGGCCATTGGCTAAAAAGAAGATTGAGTTATGACAACAATGTATCGTTTAGATGAAAACGTTCAAATATACATAACAAATGTGTGTAATCTGACATGTGAAAATTGTATTACTTATAATAATTTAAAATTTAAAGGGCATTATTATTTCAAAGATTACGAAGCATATTTTAAAAAGTGGAGTAAAAAACTAGAACTGAACAGTTTAACTATTATAGGCGGCGAGCCATTTACAAATCCAAAATTAATTGATTGGACTATGTCAATAAAATCCTTATGGCCCAATCTTAAAGAAATTGACATTGCAACTAATGGTACATATCTAAAACACAAAATTAAAGAATGTCAAGAGTTATTAAGACAAAATATATGGCTAGACATTAATGTACACGATCCTAGCTTATTTCATGAAATAGAAGAAAATTTAAAAGAAATATTTTCAATTTTTAAAAATATCAGAAAAGAAAAAAGTAGTGAGTATTGTGATATTTTTTACATAGGCTCTCGAAAAATAGCAAAATTAGATAAAAAATATGTGTTTTCTAAAAAAAGTCTTCGTAGCTTAAAAAATAATATAATCTATATGCATGATAGTGATCCATCTAAATCTCATGGAGAGTGTGGATATTGTTACACATTTATGGAAGGAAGATTATATAAATGTTTTTTAACCGCAGTTTCAAAACCACTATGTAATCAATTCGAGGTCGAACCTCGAGCAAAAGAATTATTATTAAAATACAAATCGTGTTCACCATTCGACGAAGAACATATTATTAAAGAATGGATAGAAAATTTACCAAATCCTATAGAACAATGTAGATTATGTACAGAGACAAACACAGTCAAACAAATATGGCCATTATCTAAATTGAAAACTAACTTAGTATGAAAAAAATTTACTTAAAAGAAATGTTTTTTCATGTAACACATGTATGTAATTTAACATGTGAAAATTGTGATTCTTATAACAATAGAAATTTTAAGGGTCATTTATTTTGGAAAGATTATGAAGATTATTATATAGAATGGAGTAAGAAGTTAGATGTAGATACTATAAATTTAATAGGAGGCGAACCTTTTGCAAATCCAAAATTAATTGATTGGGTCAATCAAGTTTCGAAATACTTTACTTCTACTAAAAATTTTAGAATAAGCACCAATGGAACGTACATTCAGAATAATATTGACCTTGCTATAGAAATAATTAACAAAGGATTTTCTTTTGATGTATGTGTACATGATCCTGCATTAAGAAATAGCATAGAACTATCTATAAACAAGATATCCGCCCTCATTAATGCAACTAAAGTTGTCAATGGATCAGTAACAAATTATATTTTAAATGATCGAAATGTAATAAAACTATATAACACTTATGTTTTTTTTAAAGCATCAACAGAAAAAATAGAAAATAAAATAACCTTCTTTAGAAGAAGTGATCCAGTTAAAGCACACGACCTCTGTATGCAAGAATGTGGACCATCGCACTTTTTTATGAAAGGTAAAATATATAAATGCTATTTGACCGCAATCGCTTCAGATCTGACAAATCAATTTCAATTTGAACAAGAAGGAGCAGACCTTTTAAATTCATATGTGCCCGCTGATCCATTTGATTCGGAAGATAAACTGGTACAATTTTTTAATGAAATACAAACTTATATAAAACAATGTCAACTATGTGCAGAAAGAAAAATTATTAAGCCAATTTGGCCATTGTCAAAAAGTAAGGTAAAGTTTTAATGAAAATATCACTGCCAATGGTGGAAATTTTTTATGGACATCGATGCAATTTATCCTGTAATGGATGCACTTCGGCGTCAGACATTATAAAAAATTACGAGCACGATCCAACATTAGATTCGATATTTGAAAGTATCGATGATCTTTCCAATTATGCCGATGTAAATGAGTTTGATCTGATGGGAGGAGAAGCATTTTTATATTGGGATTCTATAGAAAAGATTGTCGAACATATAAGAATAAAATTTCCTAATAGCACTATCGGAATCTGTACAAACGGACTACTGCTAGATAAATTTCAGAATAAACTAATAGAATTTTGCAAAACTTTTCACCCTTGCGTGATTGATATCACCAATCATTTTAAATTGTTCTCAGACGACATCATAGCTAAGAAATTTCATAAAACACTAGAGAAATTCCTCGAAACTAATCATATGAATAAAAAGAGTACAATTAAATGGGGTGTAGTTCAAGACAGTGTAGAATTATATTCTTCTAGCACATTCAATGTTAGAATAGCAGACGCAGAATATTTTTATAGCTGTTATTATACAAATAATGAAAATAAAATAAAACCTTTTGCAACAAATGACCCCGAAGGATCTTATAAAAATGGATGTTCGATGCCAAATTGTCATTTACTATACGAATCTAAATTATACAAGTGTTCGTGGTTTGCAATTCTTCCTAAAATTTTAAAAATAAAAAATCAACTCGACGATAACGACTGGTCAAAATATTTAAATTATAAAGCACTTAATTTAAAAAATCCTACTGTAACTGAATTAAAACACTTTGTAGAAACTTCTAATAAACACATTGATCTTTGCGATATGTGTAATAACAATAAACTTTTTTCAATAAAACATTCTAAAGAAAATGTTATCGCAATAAAAAATGAAAATATTTGATACAAAAGAAGAAAGTTGTTTTGGAATCGTATACGAAAATTTGTCATTACCTGACCGAGAAAACCGTATTATATTTCATGACGGAAAATTTTTATCTGAATCAAATAATCATAGGTACCCCAAGTATACGTTTTTTGATTATTATAAAGATTATTACTCTGATTCTTTTTTAAAAAATTATAATGTTCCTTATTTAATTATTACAGCCTGCGGAAGCTGGCCGCACTTAGACAAAATTATGTATTCTGAAGATATCAAAAACTATCTTAATACAGTCGGTTTAGAAATATATCTTTATGAAACTATTTTTATAGATATCAGCGATAGTAAACGTCCATTTGTAAATTCTTTAAAATTTGATTCTTCTCGAGAAGAGCTTTTTAATATAATTAAACCAAGTGTTGTTGGATTTGAATCAACTTATGATAACATTTCTAAAATGTATTGTTTCGAATTTGAAAATTTAAAAAAATTTATAATTAAAAACAACTTAAAAAAAGTAACTGTGTATACTGGAGATTATAATATCGAAAAACATTTCAAAAATTCGTATCCAGAAATGACACTTGCTACTCAAGACATATTTCTAACTTCGCTATTTAGACATTCGGATAGTAGATTTACATCATACGAATATAACAGTTATAGCACACCACCGTCATCGGAAACTATATTATACAAATTTTGGTGCGGAAATAGAAGGTATGACGGTTATCGTCAGTTAGTAGCAGCCTATCTATTAAATATGTCTGCATTATGCTCGTATCAAACTAAAATTGAAGATTCGCCATTTGTTATTTTTGACGACAGGAAAGATAAATCTATACCAATTTGGGGTAAATTAGAAAATTATTTATGGTTTGATTTAGACAAATGGAAGACTGATTGCCCTGAAATTTATTCTAAAATAAGACATCAACTTAATATAATGCCAAACTCTTTGTCTATAGATACAAACATAGAAAGCGAAGTAGCATTAGAATCTTTACCAGTGCCAGTTAGTAGTTATCAACAATGCTTTTGTTCGGTGATAACGGAAGCAAGATTTGCATACCCTATGGGGCAGTTTAGTGAAAAAACATTAAATGCTATAAAATCGTTTCGGCCTTTTATATTAGTAGCACCTCCACGCACTTTAGAATATATGCAATCATACGGAATACAAACATTTGACGAATTTTGGGACGAAAGTTATGATCAAGAAGAAAATCACGAATCTCGTCTAATCAAAATATTTCGTATTATAGATTACATTAATAGTTTTTCAATAGACGAATTAAAAGAACTATATATTAAGATGTTACCTATTTTAGAACATAATTATCGTATAATACAAAATATTTCAAAGTTTAAGTATAATGGATGAGTTTTTTAGTCACGTAGTCTTTCAAAATTTTATGAATCCTGCTATTGAAAATAGGTTACTGTTAAAAAACGGTTCTATTTTCAGCGAATCTTCATTGAGTGTAATTGGAGTAAACAGTTTTATTGACTTTTATAATACTATTTTTAAAGATACATGTTTGGCAGAAGAATCAAAACCACATTTTGTTTGTACAGGATGCGGTTCTTTAAAACAAATAGAAGATTTAATTTGCGAACCTGATCATATTAAGATTTTTAATACACAAGGCCTATGCATTTATCTCTTTGAGGATCTGTATCTTAATACAGGTCCAACAATAAAAAACTATCTCGAAGGCCCTCCTACAAAAGCAAGTACAAATGAATATTACAAAAAATATGGTTCAAGTATTAGAGGATTTGAATCCACTCAAGAAAATTTAAAAACAATTTATTCATTTGAACTAGACAGTATAAAACAGTTTATTGACAAAAATAATCTCAATAATGTCACTGTTTATTGTGGAGATTATAATGTTCAAAAATATTTACAGAAACAATATCCAACAATGAATTTAGCTGTTAGGAATATGTATGTTGTAAGTGTAGCTAAAAGAATACTGGATAAACCAATAAGTTATATTCATCCAAGAACTGCTAATCAAATAACTCATAAATTTTTATCTGCTAATGGAAAATATAAAGCAGTAAGACATTTAATCGCTGCATATCTATTAGATAAAAATTCAATAATGTCTTTTGATCAAAAAAAATCTATTTACGGATCCCTAAAAAATCAATTATGGTTTGATTTATCGTCCTGGCATAAAAATAATTTTAAAATTTTTAATAAGTTGATAACAAATTTACAAAAATTAGATAATATGGGGTCTTTAGTCATAGGAATGAATTCTGCTATCCCAAATCCTAATTTTGAAATGTCCTTCGATTATGCTCCTAATAGCGAGTATGATAGTTGTTTTTGTGCCGTTATAAACGAAACAAAATATAGTCATCCGATTTCTACATTTAGCGAGAAAACATTAAACGCAATTTATAGACATAAACCTTTTATACTAGTTGCTCCTCCTTATACATTAGAATACTTAAAAAAATACGGTTTTAAAACCTTTGAAAATTTTTGGGATGAAGGGTATGATAGAGAAGAAAATCATGAAAAGCGATTGATTAAAATTTTTAAAGTTATTGATTTTATCGATAATTTACCTATAACGACACTTCGGAATTTGTATCAATCAATGACTCCTATACTAGAACATAACTATCGTGTAATAAAAACACTTACAGAGAAATGGCCAACATGAGTAAATGTTCAGCATTTTGGGTGCATACTAACATTCGCCCTGGAAATCGTATTTTTCCTTGTTGCCGATTTAAACAACCCATAGCTACCTTTACGGGAGATGTAAGTGCTGTCTTACATATTGAAGAATATAATAAACTTAGAGAAGGTTCTTTAAATGGAGTTCGATTTCCAGAATGCGAAAAATGTTATACTGAAGAAAATCAAGGAAAAGAAAGTTTAAGACAAAAATTTAATAAAGAATATTCTACTAATAAAGTTGAATTAAAATTTTTAGAAATTGGTTTTGACAATATATGTAACTTGGCATGCGATGGATGTTGGGAAGAATGGAGCTCTACATGGGCTAACATTAAAAATCCTACCAATAAAAAAATTAATATTTTAACAACGACGGAGTTTATAAATCTTCCTAAAAGTATAGATAAAATTTTATTTTTAGGGGGAGAGCCGTTAATGACTAACAAGCATATCCGCTTTCTCAAAGAAATATCTAATCCTGAAAATGTATCAGTAATTTATTATACTAATGGAACTTTTCTTTTGAGCGAGAAAGAAATTTTAGTTTTAAACGCATTCAAGAGCGTTAAAATTTACGTAAGTATTGATGGAGTTGCAGACCTAAATGAAAAAGTAAGAAAAGGCAGTAAATGGTCTGACATAATTAAGTTCCTAGAACAATTAAAGTCGACGAGTTTTTCCTTAGAGATAAATTCAGTATTACATGTCAATAATTGGCACGGAGTTAAAGATCTAGCCAATTTTATTAATCAAAATCAATACGTTTGGAACACCAATATACTGACATATCCTAAGAAATTAGATGTTGTAAATTTATCAGAAATGGAAAAGACACAATTTTCATTATTATTAAATGATATAACTATTCCAAATAAAGAATATATTTTAAGGCATTTATATGGACTTAGAGAAGTTTAAAGATTTAACAAAATACAATGCAGTCAAATTTAGAATAGATTGTACATGGACCAGTAACGATTTAAATTTTGATTGGATAGAAACTGTCCAAACTAAGGAAGTACCTGATGACGATCCGTGGGATAGTTTTACTACTGATATGAAGCGTGACCTAGAAGAAATTCATAAAGAATGGAAAATTCCTGATCAAAGTACTTGGCATTTAATGTCACACTGCCCGTCATTAAATGAAAATTTAAAAACTATATTAGACAAATTTCCTTATAAGACATTGAGCTATAATTTTATAAAAATTACTCCAGGGCATATGTTAGTGTGGCACTTTGATACATATGCTACATTCGTTCATAGAAAAAATCTTACGATTGAATACGCTGAGAAGATTAAAAGGTCTGTAATTTTAATGAATGACTGGGACGTAGGACAAGTAATACAGATAGGAAATGAATTATTAGGAAATTGGACTGCCGGAGATGTATATACATGGGAAAGTTTTGCATGGCATGGAACTTGTAATTTTGGTAAATCCGATATAATTGCTATGCAAATATCATATTTAGATGAATAAAATACCTAACGATAAAAGAAGCTTAGACTTTGGTAGTGCATTCGCTATCGAAGATCCAGAAACTTTAAAAATTTTAAGAGAGCCATTTGACTTACGATGTGTTCATAATAATACTGTTATTGACGAATACTTACATACCTACGATCGTTGGATTCGTAGCACAGCAGCTAACACTTTGATTGGATTGGATCAGTTTCAATTTAAGTGTTACAGTAATGGAACAACTGAAGGGTTTGATAAATTTTATTTAAGAAATCATAATCGCAGATTTAGATGTTTTAAAGGCGAATATATGTATCATAAATTGGCATGGCGAGCGGAATATAATTGGGCATGGTTAGAAGACGACGATATTCTTCCTAACGATGCAGTAATTATTAGTCTACCATTTGCAGATACAGGAGACATACATCTCAATTATCACGAATTGATGAGAAAATGCAATTCACTTAATGTACCTGTACTAGTAGATTGTGCATATTTTGGAATTTGTAGAAATATTGAATTTGATTTTGCATATTCGTGTATTACAGACATAACTTTTAGTTTAAGTAAAACATTTCCAGTAGCATATGCCCGAATTGGTATGAGATATACACGCATTGACGACGACGACACTATGTTTGTTTACCATAAAATAAGTTACAATAATAAAATTGGTGCTTCTTTAGGTATGAAATTTCTAGAAAATTTCTCTCCAGATTATATTTCGTCTAAATACATGCAGAAACAGCTCGATTTTTGTAATGTCTTATCTGTAAAGCCTACTAAAACAGTTTTGTTTGGAATCGGCGGCGAAGAATGGAATCAATACAATCGTGGCAGCACTACTAACAGATTAAGTTTTCATAAACAATTTATTAAAGGACTAGATTATGCCCGTACAATCACATAATGATTGGGATCCACTTGAGGAAATCATAATAGGAACTGCTGATTTTAGTATGCATCCTACAATGAATAAAAGCACACACAGTTTTATCTATGGCGGAGAAAAGTATGACGACATAAAACAATTTGACGGCATTGAACACGAACAGTGGATAAAAGACGAAGCTAACGAAGATTTAGAAAGATTGTCCGATACTCTAAAAACTCTAGGAGTTAAAGTACGACGACCAGATAGTATAGATCATAGGAAAAAATTCAGTACCCCGGAGTGGGAGACTACAGGGTGGTATACATTCTGTCCTAGAGATTTGTTGTTACCCCTTGACAATTTAATTATAGAATGTCCAAGTCCAATGAGGGCTAGATATTTTGAAACTAGAGCATACTATAAACATTTATACGAATGGATGCAGGAAGGTACAGAATGGATTTGTGCTCCTAAACCTATTTTAACTGACGATAATTATCAGTTAGAAGACAGAACCGAAGCAACTTTAGTTGATAAAGAAATTATTTTTGATGCGCCAAATGTTGTAAGATTAGGAAAAGATTTATTATGTCAAGTATCTAACAGCGGAAATCTGCTAGGATTTAAATGGTTGAAGAGTATACTTGAACCAAGAGGATATAAATTACATGTAGCTGAACGATATTATAGTTTTGCACATTTTGATTCTACTGTTTTACCTTTACGACCAGGATTAGTGTTGTTTAATGCGGATAGATTAAACGAAAATTGGTACCCACCAATTTTTAAAGATTGGGATAAAATTTGGGTTACTGGAGATCAATTACATGTGCCTGCCGCAAATACTGGAGTAGCTCCGTGCAGTCCATATATTGGTTTAAACTTTTTAAGCGTGAATGAAAACCTAGTAATATGCGACATTGAACAAAATGAATTGCGCCGTATTCTAGATAAGCACGGAATTGAAACTATTGGATTGCCTTGCCGCCAAGCTAGGACAATGAGTGGAGGATTCCATTGTGCTACTTTAGATGTAAAACGTACCGGCGAGTTACAAGATTACTTTTCATAATGATAATTTTTAATCATATATCCCCTGCTTGGAATATCGATGATTTCAAAAGTTTAAACTATAAACGTGCCGAATACCGAGGATCGGATTTACTCAAGAAATATGTAGATGCAGGACATTCTATCGAGTCCTTAACACTTTATAATTATTTTGAACCAAATCCTATGCCAGCAGGTGTGTATGAAAATATCAAACCTTGTTTTCAGTACTTAAAAAACATAAGCATTGCAATCAACCTTTTCAATCCAGGCCAGTTTATTCCAAAACACAGTGATAGATATGATAGATATAGAGAACTTCATAATTTAAATTTCGATTACAATATTATAAGAATAGTTGTGATGTTAGAAGATGGTATAGAAGGACAAATATTAGAAATAGAAAATAAAGTATATTCGTTCTGGAAAGCAGGTGATTGTTTTGGGTGGACAGGCCATACACCTCATGCATTTTACAATTTTAGTACTCAAAAGAGATATGCTATGCAGATAACTGGAGTATTAGGTGAGTAGGTTATTTGTTTTTGGTTGTAGTTTTACAAACTACGATTGGCCAACGTGGGCAGATCTTTTATCTCTTGAGTTCGAAGAATATCAAAATTGGGGATTACCAGGGATAGGTAATAGAGCTATAGCAGAAAGATTATCAGAATGTCATGCACGTAATGTTATAAACAAAGATGATGTTGTCATAATACAATGGTCAAGCCATATACGTAATGATTGGTACAAAGACACCTTCAACAAAAAAGAAAATGCAATAGATGGGTGGGCTGTTTATCACGATTCAAGTTTTTACAATAAAAATAAAAAACATGCAAATGCATTATTTTCAGAACGAGGGTTTGTACTCCATACTCTGAATATGATAATATTAGCTCAAGAACTGCTTAAATCAGCTGGCTGCACGTGGCTTATGACTAGCTTGGGGGATATTAGAAATTTAGGATATGACACAGTATTTTCTAAACGAGAACACATAGGAGTGTCAGATCAGTCAGCAATTGAAATAATTAAAAATTCTGAAGAATGGCCTATTTGGAAACTATTTCCTGAATTCAGAATTTATGAAAAACATATATGGGAAAATTCTAAATGGGTCGATCCGTTATTTGAGTTTGTAAAATTAAATAAAAATGATATATGGACATTCGAAAAAGACAATTATGTAGATTTGCATCCTACTCCTTATATGCACAATTTATGGTTAAATGAGAAGTTGAAACCATTACTCGATATCGTGTATAATCATGACTCTTCTAGAAGTTTTATAATTGAAAAATTTAAAAAACTTAAACACAGTGGAAAATACTCTTCCGAAGAATTTTTTACATTATCTAATATTTTAATGAAAAAAATACAAGAAGATAAACTAATAACTTTACAAGATAAAAGTATAACAATCGGATTTTAAATGAGAAAGAAAATAAAATTTAATCCTGTAGATCAACTATCTGAATACACGGTTAATCCGCCAAAACCCGCCTCTGAATACATACCAGATTGGTATAAAAGTGCAACACCTTTCTACACCAAAAAACCAGAGTTCAACCCAGCGAATGGAAAACCGAATGCTACATTTAAACTGTGTATGCCTTTTTTAGATTCTTTTCATATGGGGTACATACAAGAAACATGGTGCGACATCGTTATTGAAAAGAAAGAAGATAAGACTCTTTTTTATTATGCCTCAGGTCCTAAAATAATGAGTGAACGCTCAGAACATGTATCAAATTCTTATCCAAAAATTGATGGGTATTTAACGAATCACTTTACTTGGCATCCTCCTTGGTTTCCTGAACTACCCCCGGGATATAGTTGTATAATTACTCATCCGTTCAATCATGATCTTTTACCATTTAAAACACTTGCTGGTGTAGTTGATGCAGATGGATTTAAGCAATCAGAAGCCGGGTCTAATTTGCCATTCCTTTTACAAGAAAATTTCTCTGGACTAATTAAAAAAGGAACACCGATGTATCAAATCATTCCGTTTAAGCGAGAATCGTGGCAATCGGAAGCATCGGAACACGACGAAAAAAATCAACTTAAAATTACAATGGCTATTAAACAGTTTATGTATGGTGGCTATAAGAAATTATTTTGGAATAAAAAGTCTTTTGATTAAGACACATAACTAAACCACCCAGTTACAACAAATTTTTCTTGTGTAAGCGATGGTAGCCCTCTGTGAGTAAAAGTCCAATCAGCAGGCCAAATTATAGTTAACCCTTTTTCAGGTTTAATTTTAATATTTTGGTGATAAAATTCTGTTTCACCTTGATCTGTCACATCATTCAAATAAGTCATAAAAACTAAATGTCTATCTAAATAGCGTTTTCCTGTCCCACGTTCAGTGTGCCAAGAAAAAAATGCTCCGCCAATAGGATAATGTTGTATTTGTATATTTTCGACAATAGTCCATGGATCGTAGTAATTACAATAAGGATATTTTGTTATGTATAAGTCGACTGTTTTTTGAAGATATTCTATATATTTTTGTTTAAGTGCGTTGTCTGATATTATACAATCGATACTATCCTTGGCAGACTTGTCAACGATCTTTTCATTAATATAAAACGATTTTCCTGGTGCTTTATACTCAGAATTTTTATAATATTCTATCAATTCATCGCATATAGTAATATCAGGATTATACCAACCCGCTAAAAAAAGATTTGTATAATTTATCTTATGCTCATACATTATTTTTAGACTTTCTTTCCCATGAATCTAGCATTTGAGTAATTTTTCTTCGATTGTCTCTTATAGTCTCCCTTAAGATGTTAATCGAATCAGGCAATTTCGGATTAAAAACCAACTCTTGGTGTTGACTGTCAAGTGTTCTAACTGCATTAACTAGTTGAGACAAGTAGTTATTGAGTTGATCATGCACATTGATATCTGTTACCGCAGCTATTCTAGTTTTTAATTCATTATATTCTTTTACAAATCTTTCGCTGTTCATAAGTTGCATATAATCCTCCGTTGCGATTATTTATTACTACTAATATTTTAAAATAAATATACCTGATATGTTTAATACAGTTACTCAATTTGAAGAAACAATAGCTAAGTGGTTTGGTGCTCCGTATGCAGTCGCCACAGATTCTTGCACACATGCCATCGAATTATGTCTGCGATTGCACGGTACTAGGGAATCAACTTGTCCTAGTCATACCTATTTGTCAATTCCAATGACTTTTAGAAAATTAGGTATAAAGTGGAATTGGACCGATGAACTCTGGAAAGATTGGTATCAATTAGGCAATACAGACATTATAGATGCAGCAGTTTTGTGGAATGCTAACAGTTACATTGCCGGAAAATTTATGTGTCTAAGTTTTCAACACCAAAAACATCTAAGTCTTGGTCGTGGAGGAATGATTCTACTAAACGATCAATATGCACATAAACATTTGATAAAAATAGCTCACGATGGCCGAGAAAGAGGAGTTCCTTGGGCTGATCAAAATATAAACACTATAGGATTTCATTACTATATGACTCCCGAAACAGCACAGCTTGGGCTAGAAAAATTTCCTGAAGCTAAATCTAGGGCGCCGACAAAATGGTCGTATAAAAATTATCCTGATTTAAGAAAAATGGATATATTTAAACATGCTTTCTAAGAACGAGTGGAGTACACTTAAAAAAGTAATAGTTGGTGTAGCAGACGATGCTACAATTCCACTTGTTGATACTAGTCTAAGAGTAGTAAATTATGCACACTTCGAAAGCGAATCGTTAATTCCTCAAGGTGCTTACCCTCAACAAGTGATAGACGAAGCGAATGAAGATTTAGAAATTTTTTGTAATTTTCTAAAGAAAGAAAATGTAGAAGTTATTCGCCCTGACAAAACTGTCAAGCCTTTATATTATAATTATTGTCCAAGAGATAGTGTATTAATATATGATGATTTAATATTAGCAACTCCTCAACCATTGCGATCTCGAAAAGATGAGTATCTGGCAATGGATAATATATTCAAAGATTATACGAAATTTGGTATCAAATACCTTTCAAAAACAATTAATAGAAATGATGAGTTATACAATACAAATTGTATTGGTAATAAAAATATACTTGCTCTAACAGAAGCCGAACCCTGTTTTGATGCAGCAAATATTTTACGTGCTAATGACGATCTTTATTATCTCGTGAGTAATAGTGGTAATGAACTAGGAGCAGATTATCTACAAGATTTAGTTGGAAATAAAGCAACTGTTCATAAACTAAAAGATATCTATAGTTTTATGCACTTAGATAGTACTATGGCCTTTTTGAGAGAAGGATTAATTTTGTTAAATCCTAGTCGCATAAAAAGCATTGATCAATTGCCTAAAAAATTACAAACTTGGGATGTAATATGGGCAGCTGAACCTGAAAATATTGGACACTACCCAGGATACTGCAATGCAAGTCCGTGGTTAAACATAAACTTGTTTAGTGTTAATCCTCGTCTTGTTGCTCTTTTAGACGGTCAACACAATTTAAGAAAACAATTAGAAAAGCACGGAATTGACTGTGCTATGCTGCCTGGAAGACAACAAAGAACCTTAGGCGGCGGATTTCATTGTGTTACGTTAGATCTAATCAGAGAATAAAACTTTAAAGACTATCAATAATATCTAACATAGTTTGAATTTTAGTTTGAATTATTTTGTTACGTAGACTTAAATCTAGTGCTTTGTGTAAAGGTTTAGGCGGCAAATCTAAAGAAAACCACCCCCAACCTAAATGCTCGTCACTTAAATTTGGTATGAATTCTTCTTCTACAACACAAAAAAAAGTATGGAATTGAAAAAGACTGTCATTACTGACAAATTTTTCTAATGGGATTGTTTTTTTGATATCCGGAATAAATCCTAATTCTTCGTGTATCTCTCTCTGTAATCCCTGCCAAGCTGTTTCACCGGTTATATTAGTACCGCCGACTAATCCCCAGTGTCCTTTATGCTTACCTTGCTTTTTTTGTAAAAAAATAAACCTGTGAGTACTTTTAGCACATATCAATGCACCCGAACAGTCTATTTCTACAATTCTAGTCTCCATTCGCCTTCTTTATACTCGCCTTCAAAACTTTTAACCCAACTTATACCATTCCATTTATACTGTGCTAATGTATATAAATTAGTTTGCCAAATTAATTCTTCAGCAGACTCTCTGGCCGAAAATACTACATGCCAATTCGATCCATCCCATTCTATGATATCATTGGCAAATGCTATAAATTCCGAATTGTCAGAGTTTTTCCATGCGTCAGGACCATCGTCATTTAAATTTAGCGTATATGTGATTGTAGACCCTACAGAAATGACACTGCTCGGAACTATGTAAAAACTGTCATCTTTGTTTAAACTGCTGGCTGCTACTTCTACACCATTCACGTACAAAGAAAATTCATACACTCGATCAAACTCTATTCCTGTGTTAATTCTAGCCACACGAGCAGTAGCAGCAAAGGTATCTATTATTCCGCCGCCAATATTTTCTAATATTAGATATCTTGATCCTGCTATAGGTGTTAACCCACTGTTAGGCCCTGTAGTAGTAGGATCTATAACAGCATCAAATGATCCCCAACTAGCTTGTGCTCTACTAGGTCCTGCTATTGTATCATTCGTAGGGAAAGTATCTTCGTCCCAATTGGATACCATAATGCTGTTGTCTAAAGGACTTAAACTTATGTAACCTACTACTTCTGTTCCATCATTTTGATATAGATATACTTTGCTTAATCCTGATCTATATTTTCCAGGATGTTGATCCAATAATTCTAACCAATTTTTATAGATTCCAGAACCATCGCCTGTCTTTAATTTAATGTTACTGCCGAGGACTTCTAATTCAAACCCGCTGACGTTTACTTTTTCTACGGCCATTAGGTCAGAAATAAAAGTGCTACCTGCGTTTTCATCGACTCCGAGTCCTTCAATATATCCACCATCTACTGTTCCTACATTACCAAAAATATTCATTATAATATTAGTAACCACACCAAGTTTTTTAACTTTAGC